ACTATTTTATTATTATTATACTTATTTAAACATGTCTATTCATCCTCAAGAAATCGCAATTCTATTAAACTTATGTCCTATTTGTCAGGATATACAATTTAAAATATTAATGTTAATCATTGGTATAAATGGAACACCCACCTCAAATTTATTTAAGGCCCCAGTCATATACACATTTTATGCAGGAAATAAAAAATGTTTTAATTATTCAACTAATCCATTAAAACCATCCGCTTATTTTAGAGATTTAGTATCACTTGCTAATTATAAATTTGCGTATTGTTCTTCTGATGAAGAGAGAGAATACAGTGATGAAGGAGAAAATATTCCAAATTTCTCATATGAAGCATATTATGAAACAAACATGGCATATATTTTGACTTATGGGAATACTTCATCATATGGATATGTAGATTATATGGAAAAAATAAAAGCAATAATAAAAAATAGATTAAATAAAATGATTGCTTCTGAACCAGAACCTATAACAGAATTTATTTAAAATAAAAAATTAAAATATTAAATATAAAAATATAAAAACAAATAAATTATAAAGGTATATGAGTACAGTTGACTATAATATTGATAATTATACTATTACTGAATTGTTAGCGATATTAAATTTAGATGATCCTACTGAAGAACAAATTTTAGATACAACTAACAAATATATTGACCGATTTTCAAAAGAAAATTCTCCCAATTTAGTTGATTTTTTTCAAAATATTCAATCAAAATTGTTACAATATATTAATCAACTTGAAACCAGTGGTGAAGACGCCGAATATAAACCAAACTCAGAACAAACCGATAAATGGTTAAAAAATGAAGTTCTACCTCAAGACAATAATTCTGTACAAAAAGACAAAACGACTGAACGTAAACAGAAAATTGATATCTATGATAATCATCATGTTCCTATGAATCGTGAACAACTCGGTGTCAATAATAATTTTTCAGTTCCTGTCGCACAAGATACGCTTAATCCTAATTTAGAAAATATTACAACCCGATTCATCAATTTAGACAGTCAATTTCGTCAAGCCGCTGGAGGCGTTGATACTCTTTCTACAGATTATACACTTGATTTATCGGACCCTCTAACAAATGTTCTTTCATTACGTCTTTATTCTGTTCAAATTCCTTTTACATGGTATGTAATTGATGAACAATTTGGTAACACATGTTTTTGGACTACAAATCAAGGAAACACATTCAAAATATTTATTGAACCAGGCAATTATAATCCTACTACATTTTGTACTGCGTTAAATAATGCGTTTACTATTAATACAAATTTTCCTGATTATGCTCATGCTTTTCAAGGAGGAACTCCGCCAATTGCTACTTACAATTCAAATAATGGCAAAATAACGATTAATTTATCTGGTTGGACAGATCCGGCAAATAATCTAGTTACAGGCATTATTCAAGGTTCTACATTTGATGCTAAAATAAATCCATATTTCACCTTTTTTGATTTCACCGGACAATTAAATTGTATGGATGATAGCGCATGTGCTGTTCAAAATATTTCATTTAATAGTACACTTGGTTGGGTTATGGGATTTAGATTACCGATTGTTCCTGTATTTGTTTCTCTGGGTAACACAGGAATTGCTGTATTAGATTTAGCCGGACCCAAATATTTTATTCTTGTGTTAGATGATTATAATCAAAATCATATTAATAATGGTCTTATTACTATCACTGAATTATCTACTAAATTAGCTTTACCAAGTTATTACAGCACATCACAGCCATATATTTGTAGTTCAAGCGTTTCAAATATTTCACCTTTATTATCAATCAATAATATTGGAAATTTACCAACACAAGATTTAAATGCGATTCAAGATAAATTAGATTTTAGTTATGGTAAAACACAGACTATTTTACCTTCCGCGCCCAGAACATTAACCCAAGCACAGATTTACACTATTAATGAAATAATGAAAAACAGAGAAAAAAATACTTCTTATAGAGGCAAAGCACCAACAAGTTCTGATACATTTGCGCTTATACCAATTAAAAGAAGTGGATTAAGTACAGGTGATATATATGTTGATTTTAGTGGATCATTACAAGATAATAAACGTATATATTTTGGTCCCGTTGATATTGATAGGATGCGTGTAAAATTACTAGATGATAGAGGATTTACTGTAAATTTACATGGAGCAGATTGGTGTATTACCATTATAAGTGAAAACTTATATCAATATTAATATATTTTTTAGTACATGCTTTTTTTTCCTTTTAAATGTAAAAAATTGAAAACTTATTTTACATTTAAATTTGGGTTATATTTACTCAAAAAAATTATTCATTTTAAATAAACTTAGAAACTTTATATAACTTATAAATATGAGCAACATAGAATTTGATATCATAGAAGTTCAAGATATTATGACTTTTATTGATGAAAACGCAAAGGTAGACAATGATTCAACGAACCGAACAAGAGAGAAAATTATAGCCAACATTTTAAGCCCTTCTCCAGATTATTTGTTTCACCCCGTTTATGGAGAACACTGGACCAACATTCATGACAAACTTCGCTCCACATTACATTCGTTGTGTAGTATTCCTTATGATCATATTTTGATTGAACAAAAAGGCGGAATGACATTTAATTATGATTTTGTGGTTCAATATTGCGATGTCAATAACCAAGTGGTTCATTCAGTTAATCTAGAATTCAAAAATAATGCTTCCAGCATTAAAGAGCTGGTCCAATTTCTGGAACTTTACGACAAAGATTGTAAGACCAAATTTGAATTATTTGATTACTCATATTCAGAGTTTTATTATGACCATTATTTGGATGCGTATTTGGCTTTAGAAGAAGAAATAGAAAAAATAGAAAAACCAACCAAAGAAACCTACTTGAAACACATTCACGACATAAAATACAAACATCCATTCTTTAATAAAATATATACTAACAAAAAAAATAAAAAAAAAGAAAAAGATAAACTAGTTGAAGAATCCAGAAAAAAATTTATTGAGACATATGCGACAACCTTTAATTTTGAAAAAATAAAAAATAAAATAGTAGAATCACAAAGTGACAAAATATTTCTGCTTTGGGACAAAAGTAACTTTCTTATTCAAACGGTTAATGTTAAAGATATTCAGATTTCAGGCATCAAACCAAACAGCATTCATGACCTGTATTTTGATGTAACCGTTGAGAATTTTATATATGATATTCGCATTAGACTTAATTGGGGAAACAACAATGGTATCGCCAATCCACGATGGAAATTTACATTTATAAATAAATAGGCAAAATAGTTTCCAATTCTGTCTTGGATAGACCATTATTTCCAAAAAACATCTCAATAAATGTTCTCGTTTTCGGGTTCTCAAAACTATGTATTATTTTTTTATACATCGCAATTAATTCACTCTTTTTTCTGGGAGTCGGCGAATAAATCATGTTTAAATGATTTTCCACCACAAATGGCATTAACTTTTCTATTAAAGCATATTTGAAATTATAGCTGGCATTTCCATTGCCTCTGTTCACAACGATTATCGGGTCCGTGCTACCTTCTACTTGTATGTGCTGTGCCTTTTCCTCATTTTTAAATGTAGTCAGTTTTATTTTATTATCATTTGTAACATTTGTATTGTATAATAAAATTGTATTTAGTTCATCATGTGTTAATAAATCCTTGTGTTCATTCCAAACAATGGTTCCAGTTTTAACTAATAGTCCCATTTTTTGAATCGTGGTTGCGTTCTCAAAATAACTACTCAGAAGCACCGCATTTGGAGTAAATATATAATTGCTATTTAGCATTATTGAATAAGGACAATTAGCTGTTTCAATCATTAATCTAGCTTTATCTATTTTTTTAATTATTAGACCAAATGTAGTTTGGTCTGTATCAATAAAATCATTTACTGCTTCATAATCTTCAATGGCTAGAATGTCGCATGTTTGTTTAATGTAATTTCTTATGTTAGCATAATATGCCGAATTTAAGAAGCTTTTTGGAATAACAAAGGCTAATATTCCGTTTGGACTCAAAAGTTGTAGTGAATGAATAATAAATAACCCAAATATATTTGGTCTGCCTGTTATATATTCGGCATACTTTGCTGGAATACTCTCTTTTTTACAGACAAAGTAAGGTGGGTTGCCTATAATTAAATCGTACAAGATGTCACTATTATAGCTGATAAAATCACTATTCAGTAAATTAACTTGATTTTTAAAAGTCAATTTGGCAATTTCGCTGTAGATTTCAGTATTCAGTTCAATTCCGGTAATAGAAACTCCAGATAATAAATCATCTAATGCCTTCACTATTTCACATGAGCCACATGATGGTTCCAATATATTAATGTTAGTTGAATTAGATAAATGCGACAAAACTTTAGTAATTAAAGCCTGAATAATAGATTGAGGTGTAAAATAAATACCTTGGGCTTTTTTGATAGGCTTTGACAGCGATTTAGTTAAATCAATAGATAACTGAGAAAATTTGTTCATTGTTAATATATTAGTTAATATGTTTAAATATCTATCATTTAATTTAATAAATCAATTTTTTATTTAAACTAATATATTATAAACATGAATGATAATTTTACCTTAACATATTTTCTTGATTATGTGGGTATGATGGCTCCTGTTATTTTATTTATTATTTCCATTTTTTTACTACAAAATAAAATGAAATATTTACAAGTTTATATTATCGGTACTATTTTAAATAATATTTTAAATGCTATTTTAAAATATGCCATTAAAGAACCACGACCTTCCAGAGATTCGCGTATTTTGGAAATTGCCATTGCCAATGAAAAGCGAGTTAGTTTTGATAAATATGGAATGCCTTCTGGTCACGCACAAAATTGTGGATTTAATTTAGCATTTATTACCTTAGTTTTGAATAATTCATTTATAACTGGATTGTATTTAGTTATTTCTTTTATCTCTTTATACCAACGTCATAAGTATTCTAATCATAATATTTTACAACTCATAGTTGGATTTATGATTGGTCTAGGCTTTGGATATATGATTTATCATGTTGGAAATAAATGGATTAAAGGCAATTTGACAATGAAATTTGATGATTTTGCTCCAAAATAAAAAATATATAATAAATAATAAATAATAAAATAAATATGTTTGGATTAGCTTAAATATATTTATTTTTATAAATATATTATAATATCATGTCTGGATTTGGAGCATGTCAAGGGTGGAACCCACCTAATAATCTTTATGCTCCTACAATTAGTTATTTATCAAGCAATTATAGTCCTGCGGGTAGTACTACATTAGTAGCCATTTTTGGAACCAATTTTAAATTATATTCTACTATCACATTTGGTACATATACCCCAACTATGATTTTTATCAGTTCTGCACAAATTGATTTTTATTTGCCTTCTAGCGCATCATATGGTAATTATCCAGTTCAAGTGTTTAATGATACAACTCCTTCTAACGCAGTTGAATATACTGTTTATGCTTCACCTGGACTTTGGTATCAAAATCCTAATTATTCAGATATTATTACTAATTCAAATACGGATGGATTAATAGTTAATGGTCCTATCACAATAAAAAGTGCGATAAATAGTACAGGTTATACTAATATAGGTGATTTAATTTTTGATGATGCTACTAATAGTCAAACTATTTCATGGCCTAACTATACTTCCGCTACAATAACATCTGACTCAACAGGTATATTAATTACAGGTAATCTAACAGTTACGAATACTATTTATGGAACAGTTAGTCCTCCACCAAGCGACTATCGTATTAAAGATATAATTGAGCCTTTGAATTCTTCTTATACAGTGGATAATTTGAAACCAATTAAGTATTATAATAAAAAATCTGGAAAGGAAGAAATAGGATTTATAGCACATGAGGTTCAAGAAGTGTTTCCTTGTCTTGTAACAGGTGTAAAAGATGGACCTGATATACAAACACTAAATTATATGGGATTGATTGGCGTTTTAACAAAAGAGATACAAAATTTGAAGGCAGAAATGGTTGAATTGAAAAATCAAATAAATAAATCTGATAGATTCTAAAATAAACAAAAGAAATTAATACCGAAATTAAACTCAGAAGTAAAGCAAAATTCAATTTCGACATGCTGCTATTTTTGTACTGCTGGAATGG